TAAAGTAATTAAGTAAAAAAGAATGTTTTTTTTAATGTGGTGGTATATTATAAGAATGAGTTTAGAAAACAGTTGTGCTAATCCTGCCTTTCCTCTGCCGATTGGGTGTATAATGCCCTATATGGGACTTGCTAATTCAATCCCTCCCACCTTTTTAGTATGCGATGGACGGACTGTTAGTAAGAACGATTTTCCCGAGTTGTTTTTGGTCTTGGGTAATACATTCAACGGGACAGCGGTAGTGCCGACAGGGCAATTCAAACTGCCGAAAATCAATGACCAACAAACTTATTTAGTCCCCAACGGAACGCTTAAAACTGACCCGACAAAGGCGAATGGTATTATTCCACCCTATCTACATTCCAGCGAGGCATTACCCGCTCTAACAGGAACTGAAATTCCTCAATTGTCCCCTGTAAATTTTACACCCACCTATCCAAACGAGCAAATAGGGGTTGTTGGTAGGTCATTCAACGCAAGAGGGGATTACCCACCCGCTCGTTATCTCGCAACAGACAGCACGGGGTCATCTAACCCTCCTATTGTGAAACTTGATAGTTCGAACGAGACTGGGGGGTTCGCCACGATGAACACAGCGGATTACATATACCAAAACCCAACCCCTGCCCCAATTGGTGATATTATTTTGAACGACGACCATTCCGTCCAATACGGCGGTATGTCTTGTATTTATATCCTCAAAGCGTTCTCGTCTTACGCTCTATCTGCCTCTAAAAACGCAGCCATCAACAGAGTTGAAGAACAAGAGGCGGAGTATGTGGCTGAGGTGGCGGCACAGGAGGCGGCAGAGGTTGTCGCTACCAATCTCCAAGACGCAGCAAACGAGCAAAGAGCCGCTGATGAGGCTGCGGCAATCGCTGCTGATGGTGCGGGTGGTGGAACGGCTGACCCTTACGCAAATGTTCCGCAATTAGAGGGGTTTATAATCTCACCCAACCCTACCTTTTAATTTAGTGTGTTTTAATTTTTTTTATAATCTACCCGTATATTATAAGAAATGTCTGCTATCGATAACGAAGGATTTAACGGCTTTCCCGTGCCGATAGGAACGGTGATGATGTGGGCAGTTCAAGCATCAAAGCCCCTGCTCGTCGCCGATTTAGAAAATTATTCAGGATTTTTAGTGTGTGATGGTAGAGACCTGCTTATTAGTGAGTATCCCGACCTTTACCGTATTCTTGGCGGGACATCTATCCCATATAACGATTTCGGGGTTGCTCCCCCTGTTGGTTCTTTTAAACTACCAAACCTACCCAACCCGAATGGGGCAGGAGGGATACTCCCTTTTCTAATCGGTGGGGCAACAGCGGGGGCAATCATCAACCCTACTGGTCAGCAACCAATCGCTACTGCCGAACTTACACTAAAAGCCTCCCAAGTCCCTACATTCCCGCTCGATTACCCTGCCCCTAACCCTGATGGTGGTCCGTTAATCCCTTACACTTGTAATGGCTCTTACTACTGCTTCGCACCTGATGGTAGCAAGATTGGGACGAATGTTTATACAAACTCTAACACCCTCACTCGTAATCCCGACGGCAATTTATTTTTGAGAAATGATGTAGGGTATTCGTCTGCGGGGGGTATCGGTAATGATTTAATCGCACCTCAATTCTCCTACACGGGAACGAACACCCCGATTGATATTACCGTTTCTCTCACGCAAGACACTTTCCTCGCTCCTTCTTTTTCTATTGTCCCCATTATTAAAGCAAGTGTTAAGACCAATTGGGCATATGCGTAGTGTCTGCCGTGTCTGCCGACGGCTAAAAACCGACTACAAGCGGAATTGTTCGACGGCTAACCTTTTTTAGAAATGTAGGGTGTAGGGTGTAGGGTCGCTCCAACTTTCTTTTATAGAGAATGGGTAGGGGGCTGTTTCAAATATAACTAACTAAAACAGACCCTACACCCTACACCCTACACTCTCCCTTTTAGAGTGAATTCATCTGTATCTTTCATTATAAAAATAATGTATGTATATATTATAATGAGTTCAGCAAACAGTTTAGGCGAAGCAGATTTTCCCCTCCCGATAGGCGTAATGTCCTTTTGGTGTGGCGACACTAATGGTGTTGTTCAACCCCCTACTGGTTGGTTAATATGCGACGGGAGCGAACTACTAATAGCGGATTTTCCTCTACTTTTCAACATTATAGGAACACAGTTTGGCGTTTCCAGCGACCCCGCAACAAAGTTCTTATTACCATCTACCATCGGCAACACAGAGACAGCAAGTGATGGGAAACTCCCCTCTTTTGTCGCTGTAAATACAGGTGCTTCAACGGCGGGAGACGCTGGGGAGGCAAATCTATCCTTTACGCTTACAGAGGCGAATATGCCCTCGTTGCCTACATTTAACCCTGCTACGGGCGTGGGTATTCAGGCGACTAATACCGTATGGACTTCTACTGTGAATAATGCGAGAAATGTTGCCGATAATGATGGAACAGGTGCTTCATCAGGCACGGAGAATAGTGATAGTAATGTTGTTCCTTATAATACCCCCGTTCAAGGTGTTTATATTACACCCACCAACACGGCAACGCTGTCGAGAAACCAAGCCCCGCTCTCTTATTCGGGAACGATTAACCTCGACGGAGAAGTCCCAGCGAGATACGAGATGCCTATTATCATCAAGGCTTCCTACGCCTTTTAATCCACTTATTTAGCATCTTTTTTATATGTCTATATACTATAAGAAAGATGTCGCAACTAAATCCGTTTAAGAATGCTGCCTCTGCTGACCAAATCTATTTTGATATAACGGTAAGTAATCTACAATCCACTATTACTGAACCACCCGTGTTCTACTTTAACGAACAGCGTAGCAGCCCTTTTATAATGAACCCCGAAGACTATTATTTAAGTATCTTGCGATTTACTGTGGAGACGGGGACACTGCCCGTGTTTATTCCCGTTATCCAACCCAATCAGGGAGACAGAGATTTAACCATATACTCTCTCCAATTGGAATGGGAAGACCCAGCAACCCTGACTACTTACACATCAGGAGAGACCTTTTTAAGGTTCTTCCCACAAAACAGAGCAGCACCTCTTCCACCCCCTCCAAGTGCGACCGCAAATGGTATTCAAAACAACGCAAACCGTTATTACGAGGTGTATAATTATTCTGTGATACCTCTCTTGGTGAATGCCGCCCTACAAACCGCCTTTGCCGCCCTTGAAGCGGCTGTAGTAGCAGGGGGTGCGGCTCTCCCATCAGGTTTCGCTCCCGTAATGACTTGGGACAGTAGTAGCGATAGTGCTGTGTTGTATTTTGATACGGCAGGTTATAACTTTTATTTCCCTTTGGCTACTTACCCCATTCCTCCTGCTGGATACGCCCCTATCAGGTTGTTTTTTAATGCTCCCCTTTACGGGCTTTTCCCCTCTTTCCCAGCAGAGTATTTAGGGTATGCCCCGTCTTTGGTCGGGAAGAACTTTCTATTTACCCCCTTTAATCTTGGAGGTCTTAATAACGGAATTATCACTCCTTTTCCCGTTCCAACTGCTCCTCTCCCTGCTACTTGGACTTCTACGCAGATTTATCAGGAGTATTCCACAATCGCCAATTTTAGTCCAATCGTGGGTTTGGTATTCACCTCCAATACCCTCCCTATTCAACCAAATCAAGTATCCACCCCCCTCGTGATTAACAACTCCCAACAGGTAGTTTTAGGAGGAAATAACAGCGATTTTGCGAATATCATCACAGATTTAGTGAGTGATACTGGGCAATACAAACCCAATCTTACTTATAATCCTACGAGCGAATACCGATTGATAACTCTTTACGGAAACCGACCTTTAAGCAATATAGATATTCAAGTATATTGGAGGGACAAGTTCGGCAGACTAAATCCTTTTAGACTGGCGAGTGGCGAGGCGATAACCATTAAAGTCGCATTCTTGAAAAAAGGGGCATACAATCGAAAGGCGAGTGATTAGAGGGTCTGCCGACTGTCTGCCGACGGCTAACCTTTTTTAGAAATGTAGGGTGTAGGGTGTAGGGTCGCTCCAACTTTCTTTTATAGAGAATGGGTCGGGGGCTGTTTCAAATATAACTAATTAAAACAGACCCTACACCCTACACCCTACATTTTCATTTTTTAGAATTGGGGCGGAGTATTTAGGCGACGGGCAATTATTTCTTTTTATAATATTTATTATCGTAGTATATATTATAAAGATGAGCGACTTTAAAACAGTTTTAGTTCGAGATAGTGTGATTGGCGACATCACCAGCGATTTAGACTTTGCCGTCAAATCAGGGGCTTCCCAAACCACTTTCCAGCGTTTTCCAGCCACTTCGGCTTCCAACTCCTCGCTTATTTATTCAATCCAAGTGCCGAGCGAAAATGTAGTTATTGGGCGTGATATGTTGATTACATCAGGGTTGAGTTTCACTCTTACCGCTACGGGTGTCCCAGACGGTGCTTTCGCTTTGAACTACGGTGCGACAGATGCTTTACAGGCATTCCCACTTGCCTCTTTGATGACTACCGCCACAGCACAAATTAACAACACCGCCGTTTCCGTCAATCTTCAAGATATTCTCCCTTCTCTTTTAAGAATGAATAACTCTCGTGAATTGTATCGCTACAATTCTTCTACTCCTTCTTTGCCTGACCAAGCATACGCTCGGTTCAGCGATGCCGTAGGAACAAACAACAACCCCCTTGCTGGATACGGTAATGCTTCCTACGATATTGACCAAGTGCCTCGTGGAGCACACCCCGTGGCTATTAATGTCGTCCATACCATTACCGAAACTGGATTGACGGACGCCAGTCTTCAATCCACCGACCTTTTGGATACTTGGGTGATTGAGATTTCTACCATCGTCGCTGAACCCCTGTTCCTGTCCCCTTTCATCTTCGGCAACCCCGAGTTCAACCAACAGGGTCTTCTCGGTATTAACAATATGACTTTCACTTTCAATATTGATGCTACTTGTAAGAGATTGTTTAGCAGTTCTACTGGTTTCATCACTTCTATTGCTCTTGGAACAGCCGCCAACCCTAACGGCTTTACTTCCACATCTACCATCTCTGCGATATTGAACCAACCTTCAAACCCTGCGATGTTATTGAAGTTCCTTTCCACTCAACCCAGCGACCTAATTGAGACCAAGAATGTAGTGCCTTATATGGACTTCCCCCGTTATTTGACCTCATCTACCAACACGACCTCTGTTGCCCCACAAGCGTCCGCTACTCTCACCAGTTCCAATCTTCAAATCAATCAAATCCCCGACCTCTTTATCATTAATGTTAGAAAGCCGATGTCCCAGCAAACCATTCAGGACGCATCTGTGTTCTTCACTATCAATAATGTTTCCATCAATCTTAACAACCAATCGGGTCTCTTGTCCTCCGCCTCTGCTTACGACCTTTGGCGTATGTCCGTTAGAAACGGCTCTACTCAATCTTGGTTGGAGTTTAGCGGTGTTGCGAGTGCTGCTGTCGGTGGAACGGGCAAGGGTGCTGCTGTGAATACTACGGGTTCTCTTCTTATCATCAACCCTGCTTACGATTTATCACTCCCCGATTTCCTGTCCTGTGGAAGTTTAGGCAATTATAATTTCCAGTTCCAAATTGGAGCAACCAATACTATCTCTGCTACGGGTGGTGCGAATATTACCCCTGAAATTATTACTATCTGTGTGAATAGCGGTATCCTCACCACACAGCAAGGCGTGTCTGCTATTTATACTGGAATTCTTACAAAGGAGACCGTATTAGCAGCCAAATCATCGCAACAAGCATCGGCGATGAAATCTGCCGAAGTCGCCCGTATGGTTGGAGGTAATCTACTCAATATGCCTCTACACGGGATAGTGAAGAGATTTTGCGAGAAGCGTGGCGGTATGATGATGCCTCGTGGTGGCGTGTCTTCGGGTGGAATGGCTCACGGGGGAATGGCTCACGGGGGAATGGCTCACGGAGGGGCATCTCGTCTTGCCGATATGTGTCGTTAAAAAAATGAAAATGTAGGGTGTAGGGTGTAGGGTCTGTTTTAGTTAGTTATATTTGAAACCACCCATCAACCCATTCTCTATAATAAAAGGTTGGAGCGACCCTACACCCTACATCCCTACATTTCTAAAAAAGCCGTCGGCAGACAGTCGGCAGACAATTATTAAGGAATATTTAGATAGACATATTAATTAATTAATATGCGTATCAATTAAAATATGTTGTATTTATATAAAGATGCCCCAAGCAAACATCACATACAACACTCCCTACAACAGAGCGTTGGTCAAGACTTTAAGCGAAATGGAGCAGAAGAACTTTCACTTGAACCGCTACCAGTATGACCCTACACCTATGGGATTTAGGAACGCCGATAGTTTCCACGACCCCGAAAAGGTCGCATCGGTTCAGCAAATACTTACAGGGGGGGTCGCCCCAGCCAAGTTTATTCTCAACGGCACTTCATCCGCATACCCGCCCCTCAATATGAACGCAGGTCTCGCCGTTTCAAGCGGAGGAGGTCGCAACAAATACGCAGGAGTGGGCGGTGCTGTTGGAGGTTCTTTTTTTAGTGATGCTTTAAGTGTCGCAAAAACAGTTGCCCCTCTTGTCGCCCCATTATTGAAGGGAGGCGTTCCGTCGGGAGGCGTAATGTCGGGAGGCGTTCCGTCGGGAGGCGTAATGTCGGGAGGCGTTCCGTCGGGAGGATTTAATCTCGGTAGTTTAGTGAAAAAGGCGAGTAAGGGAATAAAGGACGCAAGTGCTATTGCGAAAACGGGCAAGGAGGCTTACGACCTCTACCAGCAGGTGATGGGCGGAGCGTCGGCGGCACTCAAACCTACCGACATCAAAAAGTTAGCCGCGTTCAATAGAAAACTGATGCGTGGAGGTTCTTTTTTAAGCGATGCTTTTAATGTCGTAAAACAACTCGCCCCTATTGTCGCCCCTTTAATAATGGGAGCAGGACGCTCCAAAATGGCTGATAAAGTGTTGATGGTCGAGAAGGCGATGAAGACGCTACACGGAGGTTCTTTTTGGAAAGACTTTGGAAAAGGGTTTGTAAAGGGATTTACTGGAACGCTCGGCGTAGCAAAAGACCTTGCTCCTATTGTCTTGCCCTTTTTGGGAGCAGGACGCAAAGTGGGGGGGGCGATGGTGGGTGCTTTTTTAGATGCGGACGGAAAAGTCCAACTCGGGTCAGCGGTGAAAAAACGCAAAGTCGGCGGAGTTAAAAGCGGTGGAGTTAGTCTAAAAGACGCAATTGATTTCACAAAGACGATGGGTTCAAAGGCGGTTAGGGAGGTCAAAAAGCGTGGAGCAAAGGCGTTGAAAGCGGTTGCCGACGACTTGAAGGCATCTGTCGTAAGAGAGGCTACGAGAGCAGTATCGGGCGGGGGTCGTGCCGCACGAGCAGCCATCGTCAAAAAAGTAATGGCGGAGCGTGGCGTTAAGATGATAAGAGCATCGCAAATCGTCAAAGAAGAGGGTCTGTATAAAAAATGAAAATGTAGGGTGTAGGGTGTAGGGTCTGTTTTAGTTAGTTATATTTGAAACAGCCCCCGACCCATTCTCTATAATAAAAGGTTGGAGCGACCCTACACCCTACACCATACACTTCTAAAAAAGCCGTCGGCAGACAAAATTAAATAGATTTAGTAGTATTATATTATATAGAGGTATAGTATAATGCCTCAATTTTTAGACCCAAACGCAGAAGAATTAAACTCTCTCCGTCGTGTGAATAAAAAAGTCGTTGCCGCAAACAAACGCAGGTTCAAGGGGGTTGAAACCACGATTGGACTTGTAGGGGATTTACAGGACAAATATACTTTTGTGTATGAAAAGATGGTGGAAATCCTCGTTTCTTTGGGCGAAATATCTAATCAACTTCAATTAGGACACACAGCACCGCAAGGGGTGGGAAGCAAAGCGATTGACCGCTTCATCGGCGGAACAAGTGCCGTATTAAAAGCAACCAAATTACTCTTGAATTATATGACCCAACAAGTCCCATCTATTAGCATATTTCCAACAGAGCAACAGCAGACTATCAGCGGTCTAAACGACCAAATTGTAGCAGCAGTAATGGAGATTGACCAACTTTCCACCAACTTTTTAGACCAAAATGTTCTTGACCGCTTCCGCTCCGTCCTTTCAACATTCAAAACTGATTTAATGCTTTTACAGCAACGATTGGAGGGATTACAGGGAGATATGGGAACGGGTTCTGTTGGGGAGGCTTTCGGCACAACCCCGTCAGGAAAACCGCAACCACAACGCCGTCCTGCGAAGGAAAAAGCACCCGCAACACCCGCAACACCCGCAACACCCGCAACACCCGCAACACC